GAATTTGTCATTTCCGTTTGCGTTTTGGTTTCTGCTCATCATCGGCAAGTTGCGCTTGTTCGATTGCTTGTTGCTTCTCACGCCATTCTGCTTGCTCTTTGATTGAGTCAAGTTTTTGATGTGCAAAGATAAGAAGTGAAAAGTATGCTTCTACAAAACAGGTAGAGCAAGACGGCATACCACGACCATAGATTGATTGATACACGATACGCAGTCTGTGTGCTTGCTCAGGATTTAAACTCAACACTTGAGTCTTCTTGTAGTTCTCATACAATGGCTCTAGTGAAATGACAAATTCTATATCTTCAAAGTTCATATTTTAGTCTCTAGAAGTGCTACGATAATAGTTGAGATTGATGCGTACAAGATGCCAATGAGTCCGTATTGAATGATGAAGTAAGCGATGCCTATCCACCATGACATACAGAATGCGCAGTCGAGAGGCTTCATGCGTTGCCAATTATACGGATTTGGTCCGTACTTTAGAGTCTTGATTAAGTCTGCAGGTTTGCCAAAGTTGACAAGTATTACAGACAGACAAGCGATGCCTAAAATTTCTATGTGTATCATTTGAATTTTTCTTTAATGTATAACTCAGCAAGAATCTCTGCTTTTGTAGAGTGTGCGTCTATTGCACTCTCATAGCCATCGATAAATGCTTTCTTGATTAGTTTGTCTTCTTCTTCAATATACTCTTGAAGATTCTCTTGAATACCTACTAAGATTTTAGCAGTCTTCTCATCGACTAGTGGTTGCAAGTTCGTCAAGTAAGCGTCAACGAATTGCATTGGGGTTTGTTTTCTCATATCTGTTTATTATTTGTTCTTTCATTAATTTAATGACACGCAACACTTCACGAACTGAGATGCTAGTCTTGCGATGTATTGAACGAGCAGAATTGCCATCGAGCCACATCTTGAACAACTCTCTCTCGTACCAATGTGATTCTTCGATTGTGATGTCATATGACTTTATCTTCTTGAGTTCGTCTTGATAGTTCTCTTCGTCTACTAGATGGTCTTCGACACCGCTTGTGATATGCAACTCATAGACATCGTATTGGTCGTATATTCGATTTGCTTGAAAAGGGTGCCTGTTGCCATGTATCGCTGTGTGAAGTACTTTGATTGCCCACCATTGAAGATAACCATCTCTGTGTAGTTTCTCGACATATGCGTCATCTTTTTCGAGTATAAGCAAGAAGAAGTATTGATATAGTTCACGAGCGAGTTCTTTATTTTTTGAGATGCGAAGACAAGTGTCAAATACCCATGCTTGAGTTGTCAAGTTTTGAATGATTTGTTTCTTGTTCACTCTGCGAATATAGTAAAACTATTTTCAATTACAAATTATTTTTTCTCAATTAGAACAAACCATCCGTCTTTCTCATATTTCTTCTTGACTTTGAGCGCTTCTTCTTCTGTGTTCAACAAGTGTATAGAGTGAATCACCTTTTTCGTACAAGTAACTACCCAATAAGTCCATTGTGAGTGCATATCGTTGCTTTGTTATTTTATCAAATTCTATCAAGTCACTTGCTTTGCGAACTGCGTTTATGATTGTAGAGTGGTCTCTCATCAAGATTTTACCAATATCTACGAGTGACATTTGCAAATGCTTTCTACATAAATAGCAAAACATATGTCTTGCAAAAACTAAGTCTTGTTTACGATTCTGAGATTGTATTTCGTCAGGTGTCATGTTAAAGACTTGACAAACTGCTCTCATCACATCGTTCCATGTTTGCTCGTTCTTTGTGATGTCTAGTCTAGGTTGTACTATCTCTTGTTTTAAGCGCTTTATTTCTAGAGCGTGCTTGATGTTGATTTCGTATATGACAAGTTTGAGACGCTTGTTCTCTTGCTTCATATTGTGTTGCTCTTGGTATGTCATATCTTTTTATGTTTTTCTTCTATAATCATCGGGGTTGTATTTATCCATTTGATTCTATGGTGTAGCCTGTTTGTGGTAAAGCCCATCATTGCGACTTTAACAGAAGACGGATGATTCAATACGCTGTGAAACGATTTTACATAAGTGCCTGATGAAGCGTATGCGTCAGTCATACCACCTTTTTGACTCTGTGTCGCCGCTTGTTCAAGACCAATGTACGGCAGTGTCAAGAACAAATGACCTCGACTGCCTAGAGTTGTATATGTGTTGACATCTTCGTTGATAGAACCAAAGAATTGAAATTCTCTGTCAGTAGAACATATAAAACTATTCATACATTTTCTAGAGTTGTACTTGTAGTTGCTTATCATGCCACAGCCTTCGCCACCGATGAAGTCACCACCTTGAGCAAACGCAATAGATGTGCAATTTGTCGATTTGTAAAAGTCGAGATAGAATTGAAAGTACTTGTCTAGATTCTTTGCATAGCCTGATGTCATGTATTTGCCATCGATATAGCGATATCTGAAAGAAGAGTAGTCATCGTCTAATTGAATGAAGTATTTTATGCCTATTTCTTTTGCAATATGGAAACAAGCGTTTCTTGCATGAATGATGACTTTGCGATTGTCAAAGTTATTGCCTTCGTCTGTCATGTCTGCCATTGCTTTTTTGTCAAACACTTTCACTCTATGTTCACCAAAGTTTTTGATGTATTTATCTATCGTTTTGTCTTCGTTGTCTACGATAAAATAAATGTCACCTGTGTAACCTGATTTATTGAGCGTTGCATATGTCTTGACATTGTCAGGTCTACCATGAGTCAAGATAAATACTGCGAAATTATTGTCCATACTCTTCTAGATATTGAGTTTTAATTTCATCACATAGTTTCACATAGCCGTATTGAATCGCTTTCTCAAAGTCTATAATGACGAGAGCAGAGCGTTCCATAAGATGTTGCATCTCTTTGCTTGAGTGAGCGTAGTAGTCAGCGATTTTCTCATAGTTAAAAACTGAGTGCCTCATTGCGCTATCAATTAAGAACGCTTTCTCTTCAGCATCTAGAGAAGATGATTCAATCTCTTTAATGAGTCTTTGAGTTTTTGACTTGTCACAAAGTTCTAGAATGTGTGGCTTCCTGTTCTTAGGTTCGTAAATAGGCGCTTCAATTTTACTAGTGTACTTTTGGTCTTCTGTGCTAGGTGCAAATTCTGCACCAAATAGATTTATCTGTTTCATATTTTCTGTTTGTATTCTGTTCTTTCGCCTATGAATTGCGTGTTGATTGTAACGCTTTCGCCATGACGATTCTTTGCTATGATTAACTCGCTATCTTCTATTGGTGGTTTTTCGCCTTGCTCGTAGTACGCAGGTCTAAAAGGAAACATTATCACATCTGCGTCTTGTTCGACACTACCTGACTCACGAATGTCTGAGAGCATAGGTCTCTTGTCTGCTCTTTCTTCGCACTTACGACTTAACTGCGCAAGAACAATGACGGTGATTTGTAACTCTTTCGCTAGTAGTTTAAGCGTTCGAGATATCTCTGCTATCTCTTGCTCTCGATTCTGTTTTGTGCCTTTTACGAGTTGTAAGTAGTCGATGACTAGAAGTTCTAGACCATGACGAGACTTGTGAATCTTTGCTTTCGATTTAATTTGTTGAATCGTGCAATCTGCATCGTCATCTATAAAGAACTGAGTCGTTTGATTGTTTGCAATATCACATAGATAGGTAATTTCATGCTCTTTCAATGAGCCGTTTCTAATCTTCCAACTTGCAATGTCACCTATCAATGAGATATATCGCTTTGCTAGTTGTTCGTTTGACATCTCTAGTGACAACAAGAGCGCTTTGCCACCTACTTCTGCAAATGCTTTTGTCAAAGTAAGTGCTAGAGCAGTCTTACCCATGCCCGGACGACCTGCAAGAACGATTAAGTCACCTCGATTGTAACCGCCTAAGATTCTGTCAAGCGATGACCAACCTGTTTGACGACCTGTTATCTTGTCACCTCGTTGAATGCCTTCGATGATAGTGTCAACTACTTCGTTTGTCACTTTGATGATTGATTTAGGGTCTTTAGCGCTACTCGTTTGACTTTCATCTATCAAGAGTTGTGTGTACGATATTAAGTCGCTTAGAGACGAACTTGTATTGATTGCTTGAATCTTATCTATAAACTTCTTTTGTAGATAGTTCGCTTCTAGTTCGTAGAGATAGCGTTGTACATTAGGTTCGCCATAGACATTTTGTTGTAACTGAATTACACGAATTATCTCTTTCTTCTCAAACTTGCGACCTAGAGTCACAACATCGATAGGCTCGTTGTCATAATATAACTGAGTCAATACATCAATCACTTTTTTGTTAAAGTCATCTGTGAACCACTCTTTCTTCATCTTTGGTAGTAGCGCTCTCTCAGAGTCAAACCAAAGTAATTGTGAAACTATATACTCTTCGTTATTCATAATTACTAGGATTATATGCTTTTGGTTTGTTGTACACTACTTGCGCTTGTTTTAAATGATTAGGCTTCCATGTGCGAACGGCTGACTTCCAATCTTTCATTTTGTTTTTACCTATTAACCATCCTTTAGATTCGTAGAAGTCAAAGAATTTGTTTGATACATCTAGCATATCTTGAGAAAGCATATAATCTCTCAACTCGTCAAGAGTTGGTTTGACGAATGTCACTTTCTTATTTATATCTTTATCTTTATCATTATCAGTATCATTAACACTATCGGCATTTTTCGTATCATCTCGTATGCGGTCGCATTCTTTCGCATCCCATCGCTTCTTTGGTTATCTGAAAGGCAATGTCTTAAAGTACATTTGGCGCTTTGAGAAGAAGAACAAACTCGAAGACTTAAAAAAAGCAAATTGGTATCTGAATAAACTCACTCATGAATACGAAA